TGGTGCCCAAAGAAGGAATTGAACCTCCAACCTACTGATTACAAATCAGTTGCTCTACCAATTGAGCTATTTGGGCTGAACACGAACACATAAGTGCTTGACAACGCCACCATTTTCTTGCCAGACTTTATGTTTGTTTTGAAATTTTGCTAATTTATCTGCGTCTTCTTCAAAAAACGTTTCTGATATAATAGAGCCTGTAGGTTTCTCTACTACCTGCCAAAGTATCTTTCTACCTTTCTTAACTGGTTTCGTTTCGTAAGAAAGTGTATACTTATACTTTGCTGGTCTCTTGTCGTTTCTGCTGAACCTTACTTTTTGTTTTGCCATTTTTCTTTTTCTTTTTATCCCCAAAAATATCTTCCCAATTAGCTTTATATTCTTTAGTAGGAACCATTTTATTACTCTTATAAAATCTAGGTCTGCCCATATTATTTCCAGTACGTATTAAAACTTAATACTATCCTTTCATCACTTTGATTAACACTACCACCTGAACCGTGCATTAAATAACTAGGCCACATTACCAATAGTCCTTTTTCAGGTGTTAATTCATAAATTTGTTCGTGTGGTGAAACAGCAGTTGGTGGCCTTGGAGTAAGTGGATTTTTAAAGACTAACTTGCTACTATGTTCATCACATTTTAGAAATATAATACCAGAAATAACTGAATTAGGATGATTATGCCACTCTAATGTACTATCTCTACCTTGTATATTACACCAAGAGTCTGCCATTCTTTGATTAGGTGCAGCTATTGGTACTTCTTTTAAAATTTTTTTTTGTATATCACTATGAAAATCTAAAATGTTAGGGTTTTGTTCTTGCATAGCAACGTATGTTGACTTAGCAGAACCTTTAAAGAAATTATAATCTAATAAATCTTTTTGTAAAATACTATTAGTTACTAAATCTATTTCATCATCATTTAAAAAATTATATTTCTTCCATATATCTAGTGTAAAAATTGGTTGAGTATCCATTATACTTTAAAATCCGAAAACTTATCGTAAGCGATATCTTTTTCTTTTGGTTGTTCTTCTTGTTGATTTGAGTCAACTATGTTTTGTGCTTGTTGACCTACGTCATACAATCTCATTTTTGCTCTATCAACACCTATAATAAATGACCTATTAATACCTGGATCGTTATATCTATTCTTCAATTGTTTAATTTTTAACTGTCCTAATGCTTCTAAATCCTCATTTGATATGATTGCAAACATAAAGTCTGCTGTTGCTGGCAATCCAAAACTTTCTGCTGTATCTTCTAGTCCTATATCTGTACTCATAAAACCAGTTCTTGTTGTTTGTGTAGCAGAAAACAATGGTACATTAAATTCTACTGCAAGTCCTCTTAATTCTTCTGCAATTGCTTTGATATAGAAATAAGAACCTATATTACCACCTTTAAATCTACTTGACGCACATATATTTAAATAATCTATGAACACTACATCTGGTTTAAAACTTTTCTTTAATGCAAGTTCATTAAACAATGCTCTAAAGTGTCCACTATGAGCAGACGCTGTTGGATATTCTTTAATAATTAATTTACCACCAGTCTTCTGTCTTATCTTCTCTATTTTATTATCATATAAATCTTTTGGCATTGTATGTAAATCGTCCATAGTTACATCTAATAAGTTTGCGTCAATTCTTTCAGCAATTCTTTCTTCTGCCATTTCTAAAGTGATATACAATACATTTAAACCTTGTGCCAAATAAGCACTTGCACAATGACACATAAACAAAGACTTACCTACACCTGTGCCTGCCAATGCAATATTCAAAGTCTTACTTGGAATACCACCTTTGGTTATTCTATTCATATAATCTAAATCAAATTGGTATTTTGTTTCTTTAGTATGATACCATTTAAATCTTCTATCAGCGTCATCTATATAATCGTGACCTATATGTTGGTCAAAAGATACTGCTAATGCGTCTGCTAATATACTAGGTATTGCTTCTGGTGTTCTTTTAGTATCTTTCTTATCTAAAATTCTAATACCATCTAATACAGCATTATGTACTGCTCTATCTTTACAAAACTTTTCAGTTACATCTAACAACCATTTAGGATCGGAATCTATTTTAGTTATAGAATTAATATTATCTTTTAATGTATTAATTTCATCTTCATTAATATCTTTTCTTTGCCCTAATTCAATTGTAATAGATTCTTTTGTTGGTATATTATTATACTTCTCAACAAACTTATATATTTCTGTAAATAAAATCTTATCAGTTCGTAATGGAAAGTAATCTTCTTTTAAGAAAGGTAATACTTTTCTAGCATAATCTTCGTGAAAGAAAAGATTATTTAAGATAGTTGTTTCTAATCTATCTGAATTATGAAATGACTGCTGTACCATCTTTTAATTGTGTTTCTAAAATTTCTATTAATATATCACCAATATACTCCACAAACTCATTATTGTCAACGTTCAATACTTCATCTGTAGGATTTACTTTAACAACAAAATCAAACTTCATAGGTAAAGTACCATCAGGATTTTCATCTTTAGCAAATCCAAGTTTGCCATAATGATATATTACACCTCTATACTTACCTTCTTTAAGTTTTATACAAGAAAAATCATCACCTTCTCTTTGAGCATAGGTGAATCTTTTACTCTTCGTCTGATCCGTATGTGAATTTTTGTCTTGCGTGTTCATCTATTTTTTCTAATACTTCTTTTGTAAAATATTTTTCTGGTTCATCATTGATTGCTTTACCAAATACTTTAGAACCATCTGGCATTTCATATCTTGTTGATACTTTCTTAAAGATACCTGCCTCTTCACCAAGTTGAAGAAGACCATAATGTTTATCTAGTCCTCTTTTATATGTTAACTTAACATCAATTTGAGAATTTTCTTTTGTGATTCTTGACTTATATGTTTTGCAATGAATAATATTACCAACTACTTCTGTACCGATTTTTTCTTTTCGTTTACCTAGATAGATGATTGTAGAGGCAGCGTATTTCAATCCTGAACCGCCACCCATTTCTTTTTGTGGGAACATAGAACCAATAACATCATAAGTGTGATTGGTCATTAACATAGGAACATTTGCTTGTCCTAGTTTAAGTGTTAAAACTCTAAATGTAGATTTGACTATTTGACTTCTAGTCATATCTCTTGTTTCTTTACCTTCTGCTGTGTCTGTCATTTCTTTTGTAGTAGATAACATACCTAAACTATCTAATACAAACATCAAAGGTTTTCTTTCTGAATCTGATTGTTGTAAATACTTGTCTAATATTTTTATTGATTGACTTCTAAATTCTTGTACTGTTGATACTGGTACAACTACAACTCTGGAACTATCAACACCTCTTGCCTCTATCATATCTTTTGATACTGCATTTTCTGATTCAAATAAAACAACGCCTGCGTCTTTGTCTTTATCTAAATAATTTTTTAAAATACCTAATGCAAAAAATGTTTTACCAGTTGCGGCCTCGCCTGCGATTGCTGTTATACGGTTGCCTGGTAGTCCACCATAAATTGAACCTGATAAGAGAGCATTAAAAGAATAAGAACCTGTATCTATAAATGAAGTTACATCACCTGCTGTGATTCCATCACTTGCTAAACTAGCAAATTCATTTCCTGTTTCTTTAATTATTTCTTTTAGAAAGTCTTTCATATTCGTTCCACTCCTCTTCCGTATAACTTATTGTGTACCATTTGATGTTGTTAATATAACATAATTCTCTTACCGAGTCAAGTTCCGTTGGTAGAAAATTTTGACTAATGTAATCATTATATCTTCTATATACTGTTATTCTCATACATATTTATATAAATGCCTCTAGCGTCCCTAATCTTGAATTCTTAAATAGGTCTATCTTCTCACCAAAACACCATACATTTTCAATATAAGTCATAGCCATAAAGATATTTAACTCTTCTTTAGTCTTAAATTTCTTATTACCTTGTGGTCTTTGCATAATTCTCATACCAATCTGACCTAAAAACTTATCTTTAAATCTATCAACTAGTTCATCACTTGACCTATATCTTACAGTCTTAATTTTTGGATCCATAATATTAACAAACATATATTTTGATTTACTTAAAGTCTTTTCTGCAACTGGAAGATAAAAATTATCTCTCCATTGTTCATATTCATTAAACTTAAACCAAGATTGATTCTCTTCTTTCTCACCACCTTTATTATATTGTTCAGTACTAAAGTAAGGTGGACTTGTAAATGCACAATCTATATTTGGTAGTTCATTATAAGGTAAGTCTTCTGCACCACAATTCCATATCTTAACAGTTTTGTTTTTAAAGAATTTACTATACTCTTCTATCTGTTTTTGATATATTCTATATGTATTTGGATTAGGATCACAACCATAATAGTGTGTTGCCTTACTAGCAAAGAAACCAGCAAGTCTATCTCCCCAACCACAACTGGTATCTAATACTGTTTCTGCATTGGT